AAAACTTATATTTACCACAGGTGAAACAGTCAAAAATAAAGATTAACTTTGCGAGATATAGTAATAAAGGAACAACTAGCGAAATGATTAAATGAAAGATGTTAAAATAAATATAGCGTCCACCGGATTTCCAAGCCAATTCGTGTCTGACTCTATCAAAGCCACAGATGAATTCGGTTTGCAAATAGGTCAAGCAATTCAATTAGAATGGTTTAAGAAAGATGGTAATAGCGGAAGGTATTACGGACAATGGAGAGATTTTCACAAGTTAAGGCTATACGCCCGTGGAGAGCAATCAGTAGCAAAATATAAAAATGAATTAGCAGTAGATGGTGATTTGTCTTATCTTAATTTAGATTGGACCCCAATCCCTATTCTTCCTAAATTTATTGATATAGTTGTAAACGGAATGTCTGATAGATTATTCAAGGTTAAGGCTTATGCACAAGATGCTATGTCTCAGTCTAAGCGTAGTAAGTATCAAGATATGATCGAAGGTCAGATGGTTGCAAAACCAATCCTAGAAAGCATTGCTTCAAAAACAGGAGCAAATCCTTTTGTTACAGAACCAAACGAATTACCTGCTACAGATGAGGAATTATCATTATATATGCAGTTAAACTACAAGCCTGCAATTGAAATTGCAGAGGAAGAGGCTATTAATACTTTATTTGATGCTAATCATTATGATGACACTCGAAAAAGAATTGATTATGATATGACAGTTCTTGGTATAGGAATAGCAAAGCACGAATTCTTATTAGGAGATGGTGTAAAAATTTCTTATGTTGATCCTGCTAATGTAGTTTACAGTTATACTGAAGATCCAAACTTTAAAGATTGTTTTTACTGGGGTGAAATTAAATCTGTACCAATTGTAGAATTGAGAAAGATAGATCCAACATTAACAAATGATGATTTAGAAGAAATTTCTAAGCACGGTCAGGATTGGTATGATTATTATTCTGTTGCTCAGTCGCAGCAAAATGATATATTTCAACGTGACTCTGCTACTATAATGTATTTTAACTATAAAACAACTAAAGATGTTGTTTATAAAAGAAAAATAAAAGAGAACGGTAATAAAAGTATGATTGAAAAAGATGATTCTTTCAATCCACCAGCAGAAATGCAAGAAGAAGGAAACTTTGAAAAGGTTTCTAAAACTATTGATGTTTGGTATGAAGGAGTTATGGTTATGGGAACTAACATTTTACTTCAATGGAAGATGTCAGAGAATATGGTTCGCCCACAATCTGCAACCCAACACGCATTACCAAACTATGTAGCCTGTGCACCAAGAATGTATAAGGGTAATATTGAATCTTTAACTCGTAGAATGATACCATTCGCAGATTTAATTCAAATAACACACTTAAAACTTCAACAAGTAATATCAAGAGTTGTACCGGATGGAGTCTTTATTGATGCAGATGGTTTAAATGAAGTAGATCTAGGAACAGGTGCTGCTTATAACCCTGAAGATGCTTTAAGATTATACTTCCAAACAGGTAGTGTGATTGGTAGGAGTTATACGCAGGATGGTGAATATAACCAAGGGAAAGTTCCAATTAAGGAATTAACCTCTAGTTCAGGAGCCTCTAAAACACAAATGCTTTTAACTAATTATAATCACTACCTAAACCAAATTAGACAAGTAACAGGGTTAAACGAAGCAAGAGATGGTAGTATGCCGGATTCTAATTCTTTAGTTGGAGTTCAAAAACTAGCAGCCTTAAATTCAAATACTGCTACAAGACACATTCTTGATGGTAGTCTTTACATTTATAAAACTTTAGCAGAGGCATTAACATATAGAGTTGCTGATATTTTACAGTACTCTGATTTTGCAGATGAGTTTGTTAATCAAATAGGAAAATATAATGTAAGTATCCTTCACGATATTAAAGATTTATATATTTATAATTTTGGTATTTTTATTGATATATCTCCGGATGAAGAGCAGAAAGCACAACTTGAACAAAATATTCAAATAGCCTTATCAAAAGGTGGTATTGATCTTGAGGATGCAATTGATATTAGAGAACTTAGAAATCTTAAACTTGCGAATCAGTTATTAAAAATGAAGCGTAAAGGAAAGATGGAGAGAGAGCAAAAGCAGGCACAAGAGAGTCAGGCTATGCAACATCAAATGCAAATGAACCAACAGCAAATGGCTTCTGAGATGGCGTTACAAAAATTCCAATTAGAAATGCAAGGTAAAATGCAGTTGAAGCAGAGTGAGGTAGCGTTTGAAATCGAGAAGATGAAAAATGAAGCCCAATTAAAATCTCAATTAATGAATCAAGAGTTTCAGTTAAATATGCAATTACGAGGTATAGAAACTGATCAACTTCAAGATAGAGAAGACCAAAGAGAAAATGCTAAGTCAGGAAGAATTAGCCAACAAAATACAGAACAATCTAAATTAATAAACCAAAGGAAAAATAATCTAGCCCCAATAAATTTTGAATCAAACGAAGATAGTTTGGATGGGTTTGATCTATCGGAATTTAACCCACGATAATTCGTCTAAAACTTAAACAATTATTGTGTAACTTTGTAATATTATTAAATCAAATTAAATATGGAAATTACAGTAAGAGACCTAGGAGAATCAGACGGGAAGTCTGTACAAGAAGTTGAACAAGGATTACTTGACAAGCACGCAGAAGAAAATAGTGATGAAGCAGTAGCCTCAACAGGAGCCGTAACAGGAACCGTAGAAGAAGAAGTAATAGCAGTAGAGGAAGAAAAAGGATTAAGCGAAGATCAAGTTCTTTCATTTATTGAACAAAAATATGGTAAGCAGATAAATTCACTTGATGATTTTACGCAGGCTAGAGAAGAGTCAGAACCTCTTCCTGAAGATGTGGCGGCTTACTTTAACTTTAAAAAAGAAACAGGACGTGGGATTGAGGATTTTGTTAATTTAAACAAGGACTTTGATGAAATGAACCCTGATAAATTGCTAAAGAATTATTTAATGGCAACTGAGAAAGGTCTTGATGAAGACGACATCAATGATATGATGGAAGACTATTCATACGATGAGGACCTTGATGAGGAATCAACTATTAGAAAAACAAAAATAGCAAAGAAGAAAATGATTGCTAAGGCTAAAGATCATTTTGAATCTGAAAAAGAAAAATACAGAGTACCTCTTGAGTCAAGGGGTGGTTCAATTTCTGAAGAAGATACAAGAAATCTAGAAGCGTATAAGCAGTCTGTTCAAGAGGCAAACACCAACGAAGAGGCACTAGATCGCAGAAGCGAATGGTACACTCAGAAGTTAGATGAAACCTTCAGTACAGAATTCAAAGGTTTTGAGTTTGGTATAGGTGACAAAAAACTTACGTACTCTCCGGGAGACGCTACAGAATTAAGAAAGATACATTCAGATCCGGCACACTTCACTAAGAAGTTTTTGACCGAAGATGGACTTCTAACTAACTCTACAGAGTATCATAAGGCGTTGTCGGTTGCAATGAACCCTGATAAATATGCCTCGTTCTTTTACGAGCAAGGTAAAGCAGAAGCACTTGATGATGATATACGTAAGGCGAAAAACATAAATATGTCGCCACGTTCATCACCACAACCTGCTGCACTTTTAGGAGGAATGCAAATACGAGCAGTAGGAGACGACAATGGTCGTGGACTAAAAATTAGAAGTAAAAAATAACAATTTAAAAACAACAAATTATGGCAGTACAAGCAGTACCGGGATATAACTTACAGCCAAGCGCTCAGCAAGTTCCCTTAGCAACAAATTACATCAAGAACTTTGATTTCTTGAATCAGTATCTTCCTGATACGTACGAAAAAGAATTCGAGCGTTATGGAAACAGAACAGTATCATCATTCTTGAGAATGGTAGGTGCAGAAATGCCTTCTAACTCAGACCTTATCAAATGGGCAGAGCAAGGAAGATTACACACTAAATACGTAGATTGTACTACAGCAGCAGCATTAGGTGCAGCAACAGCAACTTATACGGTTGGTGATACAGGAAACCCTGCATTCGGTGCAGATAACTCTATCGCTATTCGTGTTGGTCAAACAGTAATGATTACTGACAATGCAGGTGGGGCAAACAACAAAGCAATTGTAACTGCAGTTAATACAGGAGCATTTACTTTTACAGTAGCGTTTTATGAAGCAGCAGGATTAGCAGTAGCAGGAGCAGGTGCAGTATCA